TTATGAGTATTGTTCTGAAGTTCAGGACGCAAAAGAATTAGATGAGATGCCTGAGGTTCTTGACAATCTCGATGATCTACAAGGTTCTAATTCTGAGAGTGAAGTTAATATTGACGATAGTGATGATGGTGAATCTGAAGAAACAAAAGACGGTGAGGTTAATACACCTAGTAGTGAATTGACAGATGAGCAGTTAGATGAGTTGGAAGATAGAATGTATAATGATCATGTAGGTGGAGAGACATGTGATGAGACTGAGAGTGTTACAGACTCAGCATTTACTCAAGCACTTGAAACTCTGATTGACGACAATGCTAAGGAGTGGGTATATCTTTCTGTTCCTAATCCCAAGGTTGCGGATTATGTTATTCCTCATACTGAGATTCAAGAAAATCTATACAACCATTTTTACGATCCTAATCAGAGTGAGAAGTGGTTTGAGAATGTTGAGTTCGCTAAGGATCATTACAATACTTTCAAGAAAGATGCTCAAAAAACTGTTGGTTATCTATGCAAGCAGTTTGAAATGAAGAAGTCTGCAGACGAGTATCGTCGTGCTGCAACTGCTAAGACTGGTGTTATTGATACTAATAAGTTACACACTTACAAATACAACGAAGATATCTTCAAAAAGATTACTGTTGTTCCTGAAGGTAAGAATCATGGTCTGGTGATGTTCCTTGACTGGTCTGGTTCTATGCAGACTCAGTTGCTTGACACTCTTAAGCAGACTTTCAATTTAGTATGGTTCTGTCAGAAATCTGGTATTCCTTTTAGGGTATATGCTTTCCAGTCTGGATTTAGTAGTTATAATTATGGTGATCCAGCAGCAGATGAAATCAAACAGAAAGTAAATGAACTTGCTATTGGAAATGACTTTCGTTTATTTGAGTTTTTCTCTTCTCGTCAAAACAAACAGTCTCTAGAAAAGTCCATGCAATTAGTATACGCTCAGGTGTTTGCTATGGGTGGATGGAGACTTTCTTACTATCAAGATTATACTCTTGGTGGAACTCCTCTAGCAGAAGCGATCTATTGCACTCGCAACATTGTTTCTAACCTTAAAAAAGTTGAGCGTGTTAGTAAAGTAAATGTTATTTGCTTGACTGATGGAGAAGCAAATCCTATGAGTTACGTTCATCAGTTCGATGATACTCATGATTATCGTGCTGGTGAAACCACTGCTCAGTATCTTTGCCATGCTCGTGGTAAGGTATTCATTCTTCGTGATCCTAAGACTGGTTACAGTCGTAAGATCTCAAGTCATCCTTATGACACTACAAAGGAGATTGTATCCTTCTATCGTGAAATCACTAATTACAATTGGGTTGGTATTCGCCTATGTAGTAAATCAGAACTAGGTAGACTCGTAAGGGAATTCTCTTATGAAGAGACTGCTTCTATTGATAAGCAATGGAGGAAAGAACGCTATGCCTCTATTAAAGAAAGAGCAGGATTCACTGAAGCATTCTATATGCCAGATAAGAATACTGGTCTAGGAACTCAAGACCTTGAGGTAAAATCAAAGGCAGAAGTTGCTACTAAAGCAGAACTAACTCGTGCATTCAAAAAGCACATGGGTTCTAAAATGACTAACAAAACTATCCTCAATGCATTCATTGAGCAAATCGCATGAAATGTAAAGTAACCCTTTTCAAAGCAGGTACAATTTTTGATGAAATTGTTTTTGCTACAGATTATGAAGATGCCAAAGAAGTTGCCTTGGCACGAAACCCTAATGCAACTATCATGGGGGTAACATCAGTATTTGAATGAACATCTTTGTTACTGACCCTGACCCTGTAGTATCAGCACAATGTTTGCCTGACAGACACGTGGTTAAGATGCCCCTAGAAACATGTCAAATGCTTTCTATTGTTGCGTCTGCTAGTTGGGGTCATGGGTATGGTCATTTACCTAAGAAAAAAACTGGCACATGGTATGCTACTGCTAAGGGTGCTTTTCGTAATCATCCCTGTACTATCTGGGCACAGTCTAACTTTCGATGGTTGATCAATCATGGTCTTGCTCTATGTGAAGAGTATACACATAGATACAATAAGATACATTCTTGCCAACTTACTCTGGAGTACGCTGATATCATATTTCCTGATATCGAATGTCCTACTCCTTTTACACGTGCTATGCCTGATGAGTATAAACATGACACAAGCATTGACACTTTTACTGCTTACAAAACTTACATTAGCAGCAAACCTTGGGTTGCATCTAATTATTTACGTGACCCATCCCGACAACCAGATTGGGTGACAGTTAAATAAGTGTCCACTAGACCCTCCCATTCGGAGGGTTTTTCTGTTATAATATCTGTATAGACAACAAAGGAACTTTATGACTTTCGCCCCAAACCCTGTGACCACTGAGCAACTAGTTCAGTATCTTTCTGAACATGTTGGAGATGAAGTTGGATGTAAGAATGTTAAAGAGGCAGCAACTCAATTAAAACTATCTTATGCTACCGCTTGTAAGCGTTTAAAGTCTTATAAAGCAGGTATTGGTAAGTGGAATTTGACTGCTGAACAAATTGAGAAAGCATATGAAGCACCTGCTGTAAATTCTGCGGCAAACTATATCCCTGAATCAGATGGTTCTTATGTTCCTTTTGGTAACTTCAATAGTGTACGTAAAGTTATTTCATCTCGTAAGTTCTATCCTATTTTCATTACAGGACTCTCAGGTAATGGTAAAACAATGTCTGTTGAGCAAGCATGTTCTGCAGCGAAGCGAGAATTAATTCGTGTCAACATCACAATCGAAACAGATGAGGATGATCTTATTGGTGGGTTCCGTCTTGTTAATGGTGATACTGTTTGGCATAACGGACCAGTCTTGGAAGCTCTTGAGAGGGGAGCTGTGTTGCTTCTAGATGAGATTGACTTAGCATCTAATAAGATTCTTTGCTTACAGTCTGTACTAGAGGGTAAGGGTGTATTCCTTAAGAAGATTGGTAGATACGTAAATCCTTCTAATGGATTTAATGTAATCGCAACTGCTAACACTAAAGGTAAAGGATCTGATGATGGTCGTTTTGTTGGAACTAACATTCTTAATGAAGCATTCCTTGAGAGATTCCCAATTACATTTGAGCAAGAGTATCCATCTGCTACTATTGAGACTAAGATCCTACTTAATGCTGGATGTGATAAAGAGTTTGCTGATAACCTAGTCAAGTGGGCAGGTATTATTCGTAAGACTTTCTTTGACGGTGGAGTTGATGAGGTTATTACAACTCGTCGTTTGGTTCACATTGTTCAAGCATTTGATATCTTTGGTAATCGTTTAGATGCTATTACTAAGTGTGTCAATCGTTTTGATGATGATACCAAACAATCTTTCCTAGATCTCTATACTAAGGTTGACGCAGGAGAAGATTCAGAGTATACTGAGGAGGAGAAATAAAATATGATGAAGTACAATGAAAATGAGATCTTGAAAGAGGTCTCCGATTATATCAGTGGGACTTACAGAGGTCACTACTCTTCAAACAATGTTCAGACTCTGGACTTGATTGATTCAGTAGGTGATGCAGAGGCATTCTGTAGATCTAACATATTGAAATATGCCTCAAGGTATGATAGAAAGGGTACAGCACGTAAGGATATCATTAAGATTATCCATTATGCTGTACTCCTTCTACACTTTAATGACAAGACTGCTGCAGCAAATGCTCTCCAGTCCACCTCCACTCCTTTCTCCGTAGATTATGACAAGTAAATGACAGTAATTACCAAACCAACAATTGAAGTCCTTAAGAACTTTTGTTCTATTAACAAATCTATTGTTATTAAACCTGGCAATCAAATTGCTACGCTTAGTATTAATAAGAATATACTTGCTATTGCTGATGTTGAAGAACAGTTTGACTCCCAAATTTCCATCTATGATCTGGGAGTATTCCTTGGAGGTCTATCTTTATTTGATCAACCAAAGATCGATACTACAGATTCAAATTATGTCACTGTAAGTGATCAGCGTGGAAAGTCTAAGACTCGTTTCTTCTATGCTGATCCTGATATAATTACACAACCTCCAGAGAAAGAGATTGCTATTCCTTCTGTGGATGTTAAGTTTCGTCTTGAGGCAGGTATTTTGCAGCAACTTCAACGTGCTGCTATGGTCTATCAATTACCAGACCTATGTCTTTATGGAGATGGTACTGAGATGAGTCTATGTGTAACTGATAAGAAGAATGATACTTCTAATAGTTACTCAGTTCAGGTTGGTGTTAGTGATGATGAGTTCTGTTATTGTTTCAAAGTTGAGAATTTAAAACTTCTTGCTGGAGATTATAATGTAACTATTAGTAAGCAGAATGTTGCCCTCTTCCAAGGTAGTGGCATTAAATACTTTATTGCACTGGAACCTAATGCCTAATGATTTTTTATGGGTAGAGAAGTATCGTCCGAAAACTATTGAGGACTGTATACTTCCTACAGATGTGAAGAGTACCTTTAAAGGTTTTGTAGATCAGGGTGAGATTCCCAATCTATTACTTTCTGGTACTGCTGGTGTAGGCAAGACAACCATTGCTAAAGCACTATGTAACGAATTAGGGGTAGATAGTTATGTCATTAATGGGTCTGATGAGGGTAGATTCTTGGACACTGTACGCAATCAGGCAAAATCCTTTGCTGCTACTGTTTCTCTTACATCTACATCTCGTCATAAAGTTCTCATTATTGATGAAGCAGACAATACGACATCGGATGTACAATTACTCCTCAGGGCATCGATTGAAGAGTTTCAAAAGAACTGCAGGTTCATATTCACGTGTAACTTTAAGAATAAAAT